ATTGTCTCATTTGTAATGGTAGCTTCCATGAGTGGTGGAACGTATTTTGCATACAAATATGTAACATCAGAACAGTTTAAATCAAGAGTAATGAATGAAATTCTTGATAACGTATCTGGAATGATGCCGAAAGTATTAGATCAAAATTTACCCAAAGTTACAGGCCAATCAATGCCAATTATTAAATGAATTGCTGGCACTGTAAAACTGAATTGATCTGGGGTGGAGATCATAGTATGGATGAAGAAGATTATCCTTGTTCATCTGCTGAATACAGTATGGTAACTAATCTTTCCTGTCCTAAATGTTATTCCCATGTAGAAGTTTATCTTCCTAGAAATGCCTACGATTGAAATACCTGATATTCAAATTCGTGAAATATATATTCCAAACGTTCCAGAAATATATACTCCTCATTATTTAACTATTACAAAGCCACCTGATATTGACGTTCCTGGTTGTACTTATCAACATCGTGATATAAAAAATACTGGTAATCGTAATTTATTGCTGGAAGATCCAAATGGTGTATTTACAACGTGTGATTTTCCGTTTCCTAGTTTTGTACCTCTTGACTATACACCTGAGAATCTTGTCATTACAGAGGAAGCACCTGTCGATAATGAACCACCGCCCTTACCAGAAACAGAGCAGCCGAAGATTCCTGATTTACCTGAACCACCCCCACCAGATTTTCCTCCCTGCCCTGGCAAAAATGACCAAAGAGTAGGAGACTTTCGTAACGATAAAAAGCTAGAACGTGTTATTGGGCATGAGAGAGGGCAAGATGGAAGTGAGTGCATAACTCTATATGAAGCAGTTGAGTGGAAAGAACAATACATTCCGTCTGCTCCTCAGTTTGTTGGGGTCTTTAGCCTTGCTCTGGTTGGTGCTTCTGCACCATTGGTACTTCAGCTTGTACGGCCTTTAGTAAAGCAAGTCGTTACTAAGCTAACTAAAAAGCGAAAGTAACATTGTTACGATTTTAAAACATATACAAAGTGATGACATTTTAATGATAAACTATTAAGGCAATAACATTTACGGGGTTTTATGAAACTTTCCATGCAAAACAAAACAAGCCATCATCTTGAAGATAATGATGAATTTTATTTTGACAATGATATTTTGAACGATAAAGTTCATTTATTTTTTAAATCAAATCGAAATAGCGTTGATGAATATACAATAAGAGGTCATCAATTTTTAAATTCTTTTGAACTTTCTATCAATACTTTAGGTATTGAACATGACACAATGCTAAAAAAACTTGGAAATATTATTTTTGCAAGAATCAAACAACTTGAAAAAGATTATGAGATGATTCGTAATTACGAAGATTCACAAAAAAAACCAAAGATGGCAACTCCAGAGCAAAACGCTGAGTTCAACAGACAACTTAAAGATGCTCTTGTTAACAATCGTAACGAGGGAGCATGACCAACCAAGTCCAAGATGCCCTCTCAACTTTATATGAGGGCATAGACTATTCTCTAGAATTTATTACTCCAGAAAAAGCACAATTTTATCTGGAAAAAAATTTTGAGAATAACCGCAAGATTAGTAGAAATAATCTTGAAGAATTAAAAAGAGAGATGAGAA